CACTTGCAACTGATAAATTAGGATGTGCTTCAAGAACTTCACCTATTGTTCCTGTCCATTCCCCATCTTCATCAACAACAGCGATATGAATTTCATCATCTCTCATTCCCTTATCATCAGCATGAGCAGAAGTTGTTGGAGGGCCTTCGTTGAAAGCACCTTTGTATTCCCATTCTCTTGCGATAGCAGCACCAGAGTTAGTAGCATTAAATTTTGTTGAAGTTGCTATTACTGTGTTAGATGTGATGGTAGCTACTCTATGTGATTCCCCACCAATAACAATCGTATCACCTACAACAAATTGTTTATCGAACATTGTTCCTGTTCCTGTTACTGTTGTTGAATCAGCAGTAGTCACAGCAGTTCCCTTTATGTAAGTGGAACTTGTTGCAAATGCGGAACGTTTCTTTATCGTAAATGATTTAGCTGTAGCATCAGCTGAATCGGATGAACTTGTTGCAAATACTGCTGCAGTATTATGGTCAGTAATTGTAGATACTATATGAAATCCAACTTCATCTGCAATTTTAATAGCATCTCCAATTCTTAGTTCATCTAAAAACAGAGAGGATGATGTTCCTTCCAAAACACCACTTGAAGCAGTCCACGTTACTGTACTAGTTCCTGTTACTTCTGGTCTGTCGCTAGGACAGATTGAAACCTTTAAACTATTACCTAAAGCACCTGCCCACTTTGCCATAAAAGGCCCGTCAGCTGAAATTCCTGAAACTCCACCACCAATTGCTCCACCATGTTCTGGATCAAATGTGTTAAAGTAACTTTCTGTTGTTGTTGTTTGAACATTTACATATGTAGATGTATTAGCAGATGCGTTTTTCGGTGCAGTTGCTTCTGCTGAACTTGTGTTAGCAGCACGAACAATATTCAAAGCACTTGTGTAAGCTAAAAAGTTAGCTGCGGTAAAAAATGCTTCAAAGTTACTATCATCTGGTTTTTGGAAAGTTTCTACCAAATTGTCTTGATCTGTCACCAACTTAATTTCTTCTATTGGCCCCCAATTGAACCTACCAGCAAAACCACCAGCAGAAGTACCAGCAGATACTACTACATTAGTAAGGTCAATTTCAGATGTGTTTACGCCTGGACTTACTTGAAAGGCCATATATTCCTCCGTTAAATTATTTCTTTGAGTTTTTTAATTGAAAGTATTTTTACTCTAACAATATTTATAAATATGAATAATTGATGAATAATATTTAGTGTAAGGTAAATATGAAGTTTCCTCAAAAAGCAATAGACCGTTTCAATGCTAAGATTAATAAAACTAGCAATTGTCATGAATGGAACGCTTCCAAACAGAAACAAGGTTATGGAATGTTCTCTTATGATGGAAAATCCAAACCAGCTCATAGATTTGCTTATCTTCTTTACAAAGGAGATATAGCAGAAAATATGGTAGTTCACCAAACTTGTGAAAATAATGGTTGTGTGAATCCAGAGCATCTTGAACTTCAAACCAAAAGTCAAAATAAAAAAAATTACAATTCTACTCATGTCAGTAAAGAGATGGTAGAAAAAAATAGTGTCAAATTTCTTTATCGTCTTCGTAATGTTCGACCAGAATTAGAAAAAGAAATTGATGCTTTACTCATGTTATTAGTTTCGGAAAAAACGAAAGATGAAGATGATTTTGGATTTGAGGAAATAAAAAAAGAAAGTTACATTTAGTAATATTCTTTTTGCCATTCCTGTCCAGCTGGCGCCCATATATTATCATCGCCAGGAATAGAATTTTCATCTGGATCATGTCCGTTTTCAATAAAACCAAACGGCACCATTTCTTCTTCAATCATTTTCATCTGTTCCGCAAACATTTTTTCTCTTATATCTTGGTCTGTGAGTTCTCTAAAGTACCGCTGTTGAACTAACCAAGAAAAGAGAACACAACACATCACCAAATCATCATTAGCTCCATCGTCTGCTTCCCATGATGTACTTTTTCCAATAAAGGTTGTTAGTTCACTTATCGTATCAAAATCTTCAATAAGTAGATTGTCTCTTTCAATTAAGTCCTTGAGAGTTGCACATCCAATTCTCTTGACTTGTTTGGTTGTTCGTATTCCCATTGATACATTCTTAGAAAAACCACCCCCAATTTGTTGTCCGTTTCTACCATGCATTGTAACCATCATCATGTTTTCATATTCCATATCGTGGTATAGAATGTCGGCCACTTGCTGTCCTATGTCGTTTACCTCTACTAAAACAAATGCTTCGTTGTACTTTTGAGCAGTAGTAAAAATGACATTTGGATATAACATAGGTGAAATATCATTTTTGCGATACTTCGCTACTTGTCGATATGGTTGTTGTGTTACATCAAAAACCGAAAATGCAGAATAATCTAATCCCACACCCCTAGCAACATCACACACCATTACATAAGTATTTCCTATAACTGGTTCTTGATAAACATCCAATCCATTTTGTGTGTAAACTGGTGTTTTGTAAGGTAGAGCAAGAAGTTTCTCAGTAGAAATAAGAGTGTTAGAACTACCTAAGAACGAACACTCAAACTCTTGTTGAAATTGTCGTTCTGAAGTGTTTCGTATTGTCTTCTCTTTCCATTCTTCATCTCTATCTGGAACTTGTGACCAATGAACTGAAATCGGAGAATAATCGTTGTTTCCTTCTTCAGCATCTGCCCACAATTTGTAAAACATATTCATTCCGTTTGGAGTAGAAACGATGAATACTTTTGTAGTTTTACCAGAAGAAATAGTAGGATACACCGAACTGAAAAATTCTTCAGAAATATTAGAAGGCACAAATGCAAATTCGTCCAAGAAAATGATGTTAAAAGAACCACCTCGAATAGCAGAACCAGAAGTTGAACTTGCTAAAATTTTAGAGCCATTTTCCAGCTCTATGTTTCCTTTGTTCCATATCAATATTCCCTGTTGTAACCACTTGGGCATATGTTCGTATGCAAGTTGAAGTCTACCAAGAAGTTCCATTGCTGTCGCCTTCTTGTTTGCTAAAATCGCAACCGATACGTTTTCGTTGAAAAGTATGTAATGGAGTAGGTATGCTAGGATAGTAGTTGATTTACCAGATTGTCTGGCCATTTTACAAATTACAAATCTCTCGTTATGAAATTTGTCTATCATCTCTTCTTGATAATCACGAATATCAAAAGGAATTAAACCTTCATCAAGAGAAACAATTTTGATAAATTCATTTACAAAATATAAAGGGTCTTGCTGACACCTTATATATTGACCAACCTCTTCCTCTGTCCAATCTTGAGGAACATGAGCAGATTTGAGTAGTGGGTTTCCTAAGTAAGTTCCATGTTCTGGCATAATTATTTTAGTGGTGGGGAGTACAATAAACCTCCATCTTTATAGAGTTTATTCAATCCTCGTTTCAGTCCTAATTTTTTCCTAATATTTCGGTCAAATATTTCTTCGTAATTTCCTACTTGTTTTATTACATTGTAAGACCAATTTTCAGTCAACCCTAATTTTGCGCCAAGATGTGGGTGGTCAGCACCATTCTTTTCTCCCATAAATCTTTGAACATTTGGGTCTTTATTATCTATGAAAGTATCAATATTTTTTGAATTTATGCCCATTTCTTCTGCAATAAAAAGAACATATACTGTCCATCTTACTACATCTGACCATTTTTGGTCACCATATTTTACAACTGGGCCAAGTGGTTCTTTAGATATAATTTCTGGTAAAATTATATGTCTTTCTGGTGAATTAAACCCCAATCTATTAGATGCTAATCCAGACCTATCAGTTCCATACATATCACAATCACCCCTAAGATACACATCTTTCGTTTTTTCATTAACCGAAACTGCTACTGGAATATACTTTATTTGGTGTAATTCCATAAAGTCTGCAATATTTTTAGCAGCAGTACCAGAACCCTTGAAACATATTTTAGCTCCATGCATCTGTTTAGCAGATGATACACCTAAAGTTTTCTTAGTGATAAATCCTTGACCATCATAATATGTTGTTGGTAAAAATTCAAATCTCTTTAGAACATTTCTTGTAAATGTGTATGTTGTTGCAGCAGACAACATATCTATAGTGCCATCTTTTAAAGATGTAAATCTAGTTACACCATTTATTATTTCATATTCTACAGCTTCCGAATCTCCAAATACTGCCGCAGCAACTGCTTTACATATATCAACATCAAATCCTTTCCATGCGAGATTTTCACCATCGTATGCTTCTTCGGAAAAGCCAGGAAATTCATCATTAGTTCCACAAATGATATAACCCCTTTCCATC